CCTAAGCTCCCGAGGAAAGCATTAACACCATATTGAATCAAAGACCTCTGTATCTGCCCAAAGACTGCTGAGGCGACCTCTCCAAGTGTTTTAGTACCATTTATTGCACCTTCGATTGCGTTGACCAATCCATTTCTTATTGCCATTGACATATCTGTATAAAGTTGTGTTAATTCTGCGACCTGATCGTACTCCTTACCGCTTTCGCTTAATATTTGCTCAATTAATGAAAGTCTTTCTTTGGTTGGGTCTACTTGTTTTGTAACTTCTGCTGTTATACCTTCTTCCGCTTTAAGTTCTTGCATTTTTAATTCAATTCTTGTAATTAAATCCATTGCAAGCCCTTGTATGTTCTCTGCCTGTTCTGTATTTGGGCCGCCGGGTCTAGTCCGTGTAGTTTGATTTTGTATTCTTTGTACCAACTTGTTCATTCTTTCAAGTTGTTTTACATCGTTTATACCCTCTGGACTAAATCCAGTTAAGGCATTTTCGAATCTATCTAATGCCCCTGACTCCATTCCAAAGGTCATTTGTGTCCCACCTAGTGCCAGTTGCCTTGCACCTTCTCCCATATTGAGGTCTTGCATAAGTGCAATGGCTTCTGAAAATTTAGAAACTATTTCTCCAACCGTCCCTAAAATGTCTTTTAACGCCGGGCCAAGCGCTTTGTCCAAAATCCTAACCAAATTACCAATTTGTTTGACAAGGTTACTGAATTGCTGTGATAACGTGCCTTGAAATTCATTCGTGGCGTCTAAAGCAACACCAGAAGAATTAGCTTGATTAATCAAATTTTCGTTAAATTTCACAAGATCATCGTTTATTAATGGGAATACAGCCTTCATGGCTTCTACACTTCCAAACAATTTTGCTAATTGTTCAGTTGTTGCTCCACTATTTGCTATTTGTGCCAATATCCCTTCGAAACCTTTTGACTCTAAAGCCGCTGCATTAAATTCTATGCCTAGTTTTTTGGCAATTTTTTCTGCTTCCCCTGTAGGTTTTAATATTGATACGATTGCTTGATTTAATCCTGTAAAAGTCTGTTCAACTGGGACACCTTGCGCTGTAATTGTAGCTATAGCAGCGTTTAATTCATCAATACTTATACCCGCCGCTGAAGCCGTAGGTGCGATTCTACCTATCTGCCTTGCATATTGGTCAACAATTATTTTACCGTCATTTTGTGTTTGTATAAATCCATCTACTATCTTTGCAGCCTTGTCTGATTCCAAACCGAAAGCATTCAAAACACTTGTAACAGCATCAGAAACAGTACCAAGCTCGGACATTCCACCAACAGCACCTAAAGCTGAAGCCTCAAGTACTTGTGAAGCCTCTGCTGCGTCTGTAAAACCCGCTGAAGCTACGTCATAACTTGCGGCTAATAATTCGGTTTGTGAATACGCACCTTCTAGACTATTGCTTAAATGTAAAAGATTATTTGAAAGTACATCAACATCAACCCCTAAAGTTTTTACCGCTGTTCTTGCCTGCTCTGCCTCATTAAACCCTTTGAAATAATTCCGGACACCAGCCGCTACCAGTAAACCACCGGTTAAAAATCCAAACGCCTGACGTAAACCGCCAACCGATTTTGTTAATTGGTTTGATGCTCCTTGAGCCTGACGTAATCCACGAACTGCCTGTTGTGAATTAACTCTCAGGTCAATATTTGAAATAGCCACAAAGTTTTCCTAACGTGTGCGGGACTTTGATTCCTCAATGTGCCGTTTTTCTCTTTCCGACTTCAGTTCAAAGTAAGCAGCGTAGAATAAAAATTCTTTGTCTGTTATACGATTCCGAAGTTCGCCAACGGTCATTCCTAGCTCGCAAGATAAGAAAAACTCAAAGTTGAGCCAACTATCTTGCTCTAGGCGTTTTTTACTTCGCCCAATTCTGGAGCGGGGTCCATTCCGAACAAGAATAATTCAAGTTCGTTTAATACTTTTTCTGGTAGCTCGCGTTGTAGTTTTGGTGCATCAGCTAAAGCAAAAGCCTTTGAACCATCTTCCAATTCGGCTAACATACAAAGTATTCGGGTGCTGATCGCCAACGCATCTGTGCTATTTGTAGCTGAGTTTGCAGCGATTCTGTCTGACCTTGTGAGTGGTCTGAAATATAAGTCGACTACTTTTTTACCGGCGTCATTTTTCAATTCAAACTTTCGTCTTTCTTGAATATTGAACTCAGTAGTTAAAAGGTCAACGGTGCGAGGATTTGTGGACATAAATTAAACAGCAAGTGTAATAGCACCATTAGCGGTAAAGTTCACGGTTAGAACTTCTAAATCGCCAACAGCAGCCCCCATATCAGCAGAGGTAACAATACCAGAAAAACTGACTTTCTTTGCGCCAGACGTATCAAGAAATAATTCAAATTGTGCGTCGCCGGCGTCCTCTGCAACAATAACATCATCAATTAAGTTTGCTGTTTCGTTACCATCTGCGGCTGTATAAAGAAGCTCAACGCTCCCGGTAGCAGAAATCAATCCACCAACGTATGCTCTAGAAGTGTCGCCATGATCGGTACATTCAAGAATCTCTTTGTTTACGGTAAGTGACCAGTTTCTAGTACTAACAACAGCTTCAGTTGTACCTGAGCCATTTTTAAAATTAACTGATCCTTCCTCTCCACGAAAAAAAGCCATAATAAATAAGAAAGGGTGTGTTAGCTACATATTAACTCTTTGAATCAGAGTTAACAGTAGTAGTTTTGTTTTTTTGCTGTGATCGCTGATAAGATTCACAGCGGGGGTCCCATAGTGCTGGGTTGCGCTTGCCTTTTACCTTTTCGATAATGTCAAGCATTTCTTCTGTAATTTCGGTCATAAGTCCTCGTATGCTTCAAAGGTCATTCTAAGTTGTGTTTGAAAAAAACCTTCTGGCTCTGGGTTTGCAACTGGGGTAGGGCCATTAACAGGGTCAAAAACCACACCCGAAACGACCTGTCGATTGTACAAGTCGCGAATACGTTTTCCAATTACATAATTAGCTCCCGCGCCAATGCTTTGTCCAGTAAATATATTGATTGTAACAGCACCCACAACCTTGTTATTACTATCGCTAGTACCGCCAAGACTTAAATATTCTCCCTCGCCAAAACTAAACAGACATTGGACAAAAGAATCTCCGGGGGTAGGTGTATAACTTTGGTTGTAAAAAACTACAGGAACGGCGGGGCTACTTGCAAGTTCTGTATTCAATCTACTTTCGATAACGCCTCTAACTGTGTTCAAGTCTATTGCAGCCATTATGTTCTCCTCAATATTTTTTGATATTCTTGTACCGACCAATCCTCAAGTTCTTTTGCAATCTTATCTACCCAAGGTCCAGATTGTTGGTCGCTTCCAGTTCTTCCGATTGCCTTCCATGAAGCGGGTACGCCCTGACCTGTCCCAGAAAGCGCCTCAGCGTACGGCAAATTGTTGTGTATGTGATAAACATTCCCAATTTTTTCAGCAAAGCCAGCGGGATAATTAGACCCTTTTGGTGGTGTAACCCCTTTTGAAAAACCTCCGTCTATATTTGGCTTGCCGTCGGGTGCGTTCTCTCCAATCTGCCAATCAGAACGAAATCTACCGGTATCTACCGGGCTACCCATTTTTGCCCTTGCATCTGCTTCTAAAACAACGGCCCTTAAAAGTTGATTTATTTGGAACTCCATGTGTCCACCTATTCTTTCTGGGGGAATAATCATCATGTTCTTAAATAAAGCTCATAGGACAAAACACTAGCACCACTACGGAATGTTTTGATTCTGACAATTTGGTGTACTTTGCTATCAATTACAACACGATCTTTTGTTGTTGGCGTGTAAGCCAAGGCATCAGCAGCAACAGTACATTTTAGGTCTGCGGCTTGTACTAGGTCGTTAACTTCTCTGTCATTCACATCTTGCAAAACTGCTTTTACTGCTGTATCGGCGGTTGTTTCGCTAATGACTCCAGTTGAAGCGTTATAACTTCCCGGTGTTACTTTTCTTACCGTCACGCTTGTACCAACGCCCGGTATTTCGGCAACTTTGTCAATTACTTTTTGTAGGGCTGCTGCAAATGACGGCATTATATTAAATAAGCAATGACAGTACCACTATCCAGCTTGACGCTTGTTATCACGCCTTCTATTGCTGTATTGGATTTAAATTGAAGTCCAGTTAAATCTCCTGTGATATTTTCGGCAACCAAAGTATTAATGACTGAATCTTGCAACGCTTTGATGCAACCGAAACGGCCAGTATGTGCGGCTGTATCGTTGATAATTTTTGCAGCGGGATAGTAGCTCATTAGATTAACTCCTTTTTAGTGAAATGTTACCCGGTCCGCTAATTCGCAGCCCAGTAAAATACCGCTCGAACATCGGCGGTACTCTATCAGCGCCAACAGCGCCAAATTTGTCTGGTTCAACGGCAACTCCGCCAACCCCAACTCTTTTATAATCCTCTAAACCTGATAAACCTAAACCATCTTTGTTGTTATTAAGATATACAGCCAATTCAACTTGTGCTTCTTGAACTTCTGGGGGTATTTCGGTTTCTGTATAATAATCTGTGGTTATACGATAAGGGAACCCAGTTGTATAAGTACTTGTAAATGTATCTGGTTTTCTTACACCTTGTCTGGGCCATTGCAAAGCCTGTGTACTTGCTGCTTTTGCGCCAAGAAATCTTTCACGGTCAATACGTTTTGTAGCGCTTACCAACGCCCTGTTTTTATTGTCATCGGTTGAACTATCCCACGCTGCGGCGTCAGTACCTAAAACAAGACCCTCAATCAAAGAGTTTGCGGCAGCTAATGTCAGATAGCTATTTGCTGTAGCGCTTCCTACTGTTGCTACTATTGTTATCGCCATTTACTTTTGGTAGTTTGGTCTTTTTTTTTGCTTTTGGGGGAACTGAGGCCACTTTTGCGGCCTCCTGTTCTCTTAAACGCCTAAATGCGAATATCCCCATTAACCAGCTTTTAGAATCTGGTAATTAAGTACAATCGCTTCTGATAAAGAACCCCCAGATACGTTTGCAACTGTGATCTTGAAAGACCCAGCAGCAATACTATTTGCTTGAACTAAATAAGAACCGGCTGTACCAGCGCTCGCGTGATTAACCACAACTACATCACTTGCAGTAATTTCAGAGTTTGTAACTGTGAAAGATACTTCAGCGGCAGCGGCTAATGCAGCGTTGTTCAAAGTGACAACTCCAGCAACTTTGTTAAGAGTTACAGCAGTCCCTTTGTTTGTGGCCTGAGTGACAGAACCTGTCTGGTCAGAACCTACACCGAGGGCGGCCCCGGCTGTTGCTTCAAATACTGATGGCATAATTAATTACCTCTAGTCTTGAGTAGATACGTTAGTAGATCTAACGATACCAATGTTCTTTGTGTCGTAAACTTTCGACCAGTTAGCTACGGTTCCTAGAACAGTTCTGTTTGGATTTGTTGTTGTAACAGCCCACTTAGACCCTACTGGGTGGTAGCAGTAATGTAAGTCAACAGCCATTGCGTCAGACTTTGCCAAAATGTCTCTGTCTGTCTCTGTTGTTAGACCTGCCTGCTCGCCACTTGCTACAGCGCCGGGTGTAAAGAAATATGTTGAATACTCTGTTGATGAAGCAGAACCAGTTGTTGAAACATCGTCTGATACGATCACGCGTAAACCGCAATATGTTGGAACTGTGTCGTTTCCACCGCCGTATGCTGGGGCAATAGTACCACCAGATGCAGTTGCAGAACCACCATTTCCGTCACTTGCAAGAACATAGTCAACCATTTTTCTCTCAACGAGATCATAGTAGACCTTGCTATGCATACAAACTACTGAAAGTTTGTCGCCTTGATCTCCAAGGATTGATCTAGCTTTAGCAACGTGTTTTGGACTAAGCCCTGTTGGTGTGTCGCTACTTTCAGAGTCAATACATAAATCAAAGAAAGCTGAGTTAGAATCGTTTGAATTTATAGAACCAAATACACCATCTAGGCAAGCTAAAAGGTCTTTTTGTCTTTGGTTAGCAATATATGCCCCGATCTTTTGACCGATTGCAGCCATTGGGTCAGAACCCGCTGCTAGTGCAGCTAAATCTCTTGATTCGAATGCACGACCTCTGTGTAAAATTACTCCAACTTGCTTGTCAGTTGTAATCTTACCGGGTGTTAAAGAACTTGAATCGGATAGAACCTCAAAATCTCCACTTAAGTTTGCAGAGAAAAAAGGTACATTTATTAGATCACCACCCTCAGTAGCGTTTAATTCAGCCATAGGTTGAACAACACCGCTTGCGAGGAAAGAATCCCTTTGTGTGGTCTGTTCTATAACATACGGCGTAAACACCTCGGGGATAATCATGTCACTACGAAGAGTAGCCATTGAAAATCTTTGGATAAAGTGTACGATATTGCGGGCGCAGCCCTACAGAGTCCGGCGCAGCCTTTCCCTAGTTACGATCTATAATAACCAATAAACTACAAAATCAACAACTATTTCTTTGCTTGATCTCTTAATCTATAGTACAAATCTCTATCAACTTGATACAGTCTTGTTTGTTCTGTAAGATTTCCGCCGTTTTCAAAAGGGTTTTTTTCCATACCAACAGGCAAGTTGCCTGATGTTTTTCTACCAACTGGTGCGCCAGAGCCTCTCGCGGGGTCAGATTTTTTCAACCAATCTGGTAGGCTCTCAGCCCACTTGGCTACTGGGGTTTCTTCATATCCATCAACAACAACAACTGTCCCATCTTCTCGCCTTTTTATTTGCTCGGGACTTAATTTAGTTTTTAATATCATGTCAGGGTCGTGAACAATTTCAGCTAGAGCAGAAACGGCTGGGGTTATAAGCTCTAACTCTTTTACTTTTTGTTCTAATTTTTTTATTTGTTCATCTTTTGTTGCACTTGCTTCCCTAAATTGCAAATCTCGGGCCTGTAATGCCTCAGAATACTTTCCTTTGGCCTCTAGTTCCGCTTGCTCGGCCTTTTGTTTGAACTCTAATAGTTTTTGTACATCTGTACCGTCTGGCATTGCAGAAAGCGTCTGCTCTAGCTTTTGAAATTTTTTCTTTTCGTCTAATAATTCTTTGTTTTTTGTGTCCATTGATTGAACACGATTTTCGAGAGCCTTGATTTGTGCTGTTAACTCATCGTTGTTGTTACCAGTTGGCGCAGCCTCTTGGTTAATTTCTTCTGACATAAACCCGCAGGGTAAATTTGTTCACATACTAGCTTACCATTTCACTTTGTCAGCCCAATAAGCAGCACTTGTCTTACCTTTAGCTATATTCTTTGCGTGTCTTGCCTTAAAACTTTTGCGTTTTGCCTTATCTGCTGCGCTTTCTCCTTTTCTAGGTGGTTTTGTTGCCGCACCTTGCATACCAAATCTTATTAGCCGTTCTTTTCCTCCATCATTTATGACAACAGCGTGAGATTTGCCGCTTTTGTGACCCGGCGTACGAATTGGTTTATTAACCCCTTGAAAAGTATGGCCACCTTTCTGTATTGGCATTACTTCTTCTTTTTAGGTGCTGATTTTAATTGTGATCTTTTCTTTAATACTGCATTTCCTGTAGATTCAGACACTAAACGTATTACAGGGTCGCTATCTGTTCCAACCCTTGTGATAGTGCCGCCTGATGGTCCTTTGATAGACGCTCTTTTACCAGCTACGCCAGTTACTTTACCAAAAGTTCTTGTACCTTGATAAACCCAGCTAACCCTACTACCTTTCCGCATGATTTTTTAGTTGTGTAATTAATCTGGTTTTTGTTAGACGTTTATCTAACTCAAGTCCTATTGTACGACCATATTCTTCTAATTCAGCTTTTGACATTAAATCGAAATCAGGTTTTTTTGGCATCGGACAATTAACTGGTTCTGATTTGCCTGTATTAAATTGGTACATTATTTTTTACCCCCTTTTTTCTTTTTCTTTTTTTTCTTACCACCCATTTTGTACATTGAAGCTGGCATTACGTAACTCCGGTTTTTTCTATTATACCTAATTCTTTGTCATCAGCTTTAACATCTTTCGCACCCTCCAAAATTTCAATGTTTTCTTGATCGAAAATATCAACCAAAAACAAATACAAGTCTAAAGGCCTAATGTAATCTAAACTCAACAAATGACCAACAGAATCATAAGCCCTTGGGCCAGAAAATAAAATTTCATCAACAATACTTTCGGCTCCGGATATTAACGCCGGTCCCGGGTACGTTTCAAGTTTTATTACTGCTGTTTCATCAAACAGCGTGACGAGAAATCGAACAGGCATTAGTATTTAGTTCTTGTCAATGACATCATCATATAGAAGTGGTCGGGGTCAGCCTGATATAAACGAAACATTGCAGCCTCGTCAATAAAATGTTCTGCTCCCATACTAATAACCTCTGTTGCTTCATCGTATGTGTCCCCTAATTTAAAACCAGTTGGG